TGTACCCATATCAACATACTCAAAAGAGTTTGGAGCTATAGCCAATCCTGACTTAGCAACTATGGGTTGTCTAGCTTGTAAAAATTGGAATATACCCTCTGGATTTAGAGGATTTAATTTCTGGTCTTCATTTAATACAGTGAACTTAAGTTTGTTGATACTGATAAGATTAAGACTTGGGTCAACCTCTTCTAATACTGAAGCTTCAACAATAGTATCACCATCATATTCTTGTTGTATACCATAATCTACACTTAGTAATCTAGCATACCTGTAAGGCTCATCTGTCTCAAAAAATTCAATAACTACTTTGTCGTATCCTGAAACAGGTGTCTCACTAACGTATGTCAGTTTATCATTATCTATAACAACATCTGTATCAAGTAAAGTAACTCCATCATACCAAGATATAGTGAACTTAGTACAGAAACTCTTACCTGATTGGTCAAATGTGAGTACTATACCTAAACTCTCATGAGGACTGACAAAGTCTATTGTCATAACAGGAACTAATGGGGTAAATACCCCTGTATCATCTGATTGTACTTCTGACCACCAACCTAAGTTGTCTAATGTACTGACGTCATCAGGCATTAATACAAAACTACCATCTAATCTGAAATAATCATCTTCAAATGTAGCAGCGTTGAATTGTGGTACAGTTACTGGGTTGTTTACTTGGTCTGGATCAGTAAATGGTTGTGATGTATTAGCGGATGGTGTAGCATCATCTTTTGCTGTAACGTCATAAACCCCGAATATTATATTAGCAGTAGATTGTCTTGTACCTGCTACAACAGCAGATTGATATTGTGAAGATGTAGTTAACATATTACACCTCCACAAATGTAGTAGACAAACTATCCCACCAACCTGAAGCTCCTTGAGATAGATTCAATAATTCTGCTGCTAATGGAGCAACATACATCTCAGCTGTTCTGTAAGTACCGTCAGGTGCTGGAAAACTAACATCAAAATTAATCAAAGTCAATGTCTCTAAATAAGCAAATAAATCATAGTACTTTTGTACGTCTTCCTTAATATCCCATTCCATTTTAACAGACCATTTATTGGGCAACACTTCTCTGACTAGCTTACCGTTTGCATTACGTTCAGCACTCCTAGCCTGAGTGTTTAACGTAGCTTTGTAAGAAACAGTAGAAGGTAATACTGTTGCTATACTGTTTACTGTTACAGTTATCATATGAATTGACCTCCTACAGTTACTGTCTTTCTACCTAGTCTGTTATCTTCAGAATCTAAGTACCGCCTTATGACCCTAGACAGTCTTTCACCATCTATATCAAGAGACATTTCCTGACCTTCTATTGCTTGTAATATTCTTAATAATACTTCAATAATCATCTGGTTACTACCTGTCATCATACCCTCTAATTTACTCAAAGGAGAAACAACTTCTGGGTCTACAGCAGCATTTTTATTATCGCCAACCATAGCCAACGTAGGAGCAGAAACTAATCCGCCATTTGCTAATTTTGGTATCTCAGGTATATTGAATCCTAATGACTTTCCACCCAAATCTCCTGGTATCCAATCAGGTAAATCAAATTCAACCTTGTTAATGCCTCTAACCATAGTATTGATACCGCCTATGATCATGTTAATGAACCCTTTGATACCTATCCAAATTCCATCCCATATATTCAATACGAATGTCTTTAGACCTTCCCATGCACGTTCCCAATCACCAGTGAAAACTCCCATAAGGAATTCAAGTAGACCGCCTAACGCTTCAATTACTTTCAAACCGACTTCTATCACAATACTCAAGAACGCTTCAACATTCTTTATTAACCCATCTATGATAAATTTCCATATAGGCTTCATATCGTTTGTTAAATAGTCTATGATTGGTTTAATGAATACGTCATAAACAGTTCTACCGTACTCAGCTAATTTACTTATGAAACCTAACACAGCAACAATCACATCTTCTAGATATTTATCCCATAACCTATTGAACATTGCTAGACCACCCTCAATTAAAGGTAACAGAATAACGTTCCAAAATTCTTTGAATCCATTTACAATATTTTCAATAATTCTTATCACTGTACTCATGATATCTTTACCCCATGTATCCCACAGGATTTTGATAAGCTCTAAAGTATTTAAGAACCCTTGTACTAAATAATTCAATACAGGTTCTACGCCAGTAGTCCAAATAAGATTAAATATTTCAATAATCCCTGTTAATAGAGCATCTAATACATGTAATGTACTACTAACAAATTCAGCTATGATTGGTACTCCTTTTTCTATGAACCAATTAATCACAGGCATAAATACCTTGCCTAGTGTAGTAGCTACTATAATAAAAGTCTCTTTCAATAAATCGAATTTACTCTTAAACATATCAATAGCTTGTGTAACTACTGGACCAAAAGCATCTTTCACGCTAGTACCTAATCTACCAAATGTAGAAGTTACTTGTCGTGCTATTATTTGTAAAGCGTTTAACTCATCTTTCTTTTCACTCAAATCAATTTGGTCTAGACCTTGAGTTGGGTCTAGTAAATCCATCTCTTCACCAGCAGCGATACCGCCAGTATCTGATGTAGAGGAAAGTACATTTAATTCATCAAAAGCAGATACTGAGCTTTTTGCTTTCTTAGCAGCATCAGCTACGCTATCCCCAGCTTCTACTGCCGCATCAGCTAGAGCTTTCATACCTTCACTAGGCTCTGCTTTTTTAATACCAAACATATTATTAACAAAACCTTTAAAAGCTAATGAAGCTTCATGTAGTTTAGATATTATAGTATTCAACATTTGTATAACAGGTGTAAGTATAACAATAAACGCTTCACCCATTACAGCTGACATAGCATTCCATCTCTCTGTTAAAATCTTTGTTTGGTTTGCCCAACTCTTAGATGTTCTCTTGAAGTCTCCTTGTATGTCAACACCTTTTGTCATCAAAAAGTTGTATCTTGTTATCATTCTATTTGCTTCTGACATACTCTCAAAACTTTGTGTTATACCTTGACTAAGGTTGAAAGCTTCCAGATTGGCAACAGACATATTGATACCTAAATCTCTCAGAGGTTTAATCTCACCTGCAAGAGCGGATTGTAACTTAGCAAAAGCTTCTTCAGGTTTTAAATCAAAGAATGACGCCATGTTTCCAGCGAATCCTGCCATGCTAGTTGACATATCAACTAATTTTTGTGAGGTTATACCTGAAGTCTTAAGCATTGCACCTAAGAATGAAGTAAACCTCTTGGCGGACAGTTCAGATAGACCAAACGCATCTAGCGCAGTCTTAGCGAACTCATTGATTTGATCAGACATAGCACCGAAAGTTACATCAACAACATTCTGAATCTCTTGTAAACTAGATGCTAGCTTAATTGCTGCTTTACCAAAGTCTACTAATTTTTTAACAGAAAATGCTGCTAACATTACTTTGGCTAAACCTTTGAATGCTGATGTCATTTGTTTCTTAGCAATACCTGAAATACCATTTAAATCCTTTTTCATTTCTTTTGAGTTGATGCCTAAATCAAGATAGACTTGACCTACGCTATTCTCAGGCATATAACACCTCCTATACTCAAAAATCTTATGTGCTAGTTTTAAAAATCTCCCCTTAATCTAACCTATCTATCATTAAGACGATAAAATCAAATAGAGGGGAGATTATATGGCTTATTTTGCTGGCTCCTTATAAAATGCTCTTTTTAGAGATTCTGATAAAGAATCCATTTGAAGTTTTAGTTTTTCTGGATTTTTTAATTGTTCCTCAGCCAACTTTGTAGTCCACTCTCTATGCATCTTTCGATGTTCAGGACTGAACTGTTTGATAACATCAGGGTCTTTCTCAGACCTTATTGAAACCATTTGACCTAGAGGAGTGTCATGCATTAATCCTGATACAAGAGTGACAAACTCAGTCCAGGGCATGTCTGATTGATGTCTTATCCTAATACCGTATTGTTTAGCAAGACTAGATTCAATTAAGTTCCAATCTTTTCTCAAATCATAATAGGATATGTTAATAACATCATTTGTTGTTTTGAAATCGTTTGTACACTTCTTCAAACTCAAGGTCTTGCATAGCAGCCATAAGACCAGCAGATAATATCTTGAAATTCTCCATAGACATCTCCATAATCTTTAATTCTTCTGCTGCTTCTTTACCTATTGTTTTAGAGATAGCCTCAACCATTTTCTCAGCTGTACCTTCTCCAATGAGTTCTTCAAATTGTAACACCACACCCATACCATCATTGACGTCATACAATTTGTCGCCAATTTGGATTTGAGGTTTTTCTTCACTGAATTTTCCTGATAGGTTTATTACTTTTGACATTTAATCCTCACTTTCAATATTATGGTGCTGGGGTATATACTGGTAGACCATCAGAAAGTGCTTCAAACTCTAATGCTCCTATGTTTGTAGAATCTCCACCACCAGTATTTGTTAAATTGATAACACAATCAAATACTAACGTTGCGCCATCAGGTAAATCCCATTCAAATACAGTTTCTACGCCTGTACCTGTTAACAATAGCATACTAGCTATATAATCATTTCCTGGGTCACCGTAAGCTCTTTTACCATTTAAACCAATTGTTAAACCTTTACCTGTTACAGCACGTCTAATCCAACCAGCTAATTCCATAGGTGTCCACTCTTCAACATTACCGTCAATAGCAATACTGAATGTTTCCATATCTGCGATAGTAACAGCTGTTGCTCCTGTTCTACCGTCAGTTGTTACTCTAAACACATTATTGTGTACTGGATACACTTGACCTGACATTCATGCCTCCTTATCTTTCATAGTATATATTACATCTGACTACAAATTCACAATAACCCTTCTCAGTCCTACCTACGCTTCTAGGATAAGAATCTAACATGAATACAGACCTTACTTGAGCAGAGCCCATATTCATATTAAATTTACCTTGAAGAGTCTCATAAACTTCTGTAGCTTTTTTATCGCTTTCATCATAATTCTTATTCCAATGAACAAGAATAGATATTGGGATAACATTATACGATGTATTTGTGGTGCCGCCTACGGCAATTACTTCAGATGTTCCTGAAGGTCTTACGAACACGCTAATGTAGTTGTCGCTCTCCTCGCCTATAGAACCATTCTTAATGGTATCTTCAGTAAATTGAGTCTTAAGATACTCCTTTACATCATTTGATCGCATCATATACCTCCTCTCATCATCCTCTTAATAAACTCACCGTATATTTGTGACGGCTCCTTAGACCTACTACCTCGTATGAAATCTTCCCACCATTCACCTCCTGCGTTGGCGTTCTTACCTTTTTGGAAATTAAATTGAGGATTGAAATATATTTTAGCTGCGTAGGGTGTATCAGTTATGATATACACATGTCCCATACCTATATCAGTGTCATCAACGAATGTACTTTCATTCTGTGCATGACCTGTATCAAATGGCATCCTTTGATCAACCACAAGACGATTAATCATCTCATGACCAGTCAATACAGCTGCTCTTTGTTGTATAGACAATATGTTCCTAATAGCTTTTTGATCCATCTTCACTCTAACTTTCAATTAAATCAACTCCAACTTAGTGTGGTTCACTGATCCATCAGGGTTCTTAGGTCTATGGGCAGTGAATATTTCCCATGTTGTACCTCCGATTATTACAGAACCTTCTACCCCTGCTAGTGTAGCAGTACCAGGAGCTATATCACCTCTGATTGTAAGACTACCAGCCAATTTCTTGTACTGCCCATCCCCAATTCTCACTGTTTTAGATTTCTCTACATGATTACACTTACCTATATAAGTAGCAACAACTAACGGTTCGCCTTGGTCATTTGTACCTTGGGTAACATTAACAGTTACAGGAGTTTGATCAAACCATTTTGGATATACCAATTTTCTTGGCATTATAATCCCCTCCTGACTAGATTGGTAGGTACTAACTTTTTGAATGCTGCTGTAGAGTAAGATGAAGGTTTTGTGGAACCTGACTTACCTGATGTACCATTATTAATAGAAACATCTCCTACAGAATAACCTCCTAAATTAGATTCTATACTGTCGAAATACAAATAGTTATAATCAGCCTGATAACAGACTGCCTTCTGAACCCTGTCTTGTTGAAAGGCAGTTAAGTTATCAAAACCTTTTGATTTAATTCTCATAAACGTTAGTTCATCAATATCATCTGATGCCCTATCTAGGTACTTGTCAATTTCAGTGGCAGGTAATTCTACGCCACCAAATGTATTAGTGTAATAATCTGCGTTTACATAAGCCACTTGACATCACCTCCGATTATGCTTTAGATACTACAACAACTTTACCTGATCTTACAACTTCACCTGTAGGAGTTACTTCAATTACTGCGAAGTCTTCACCTGTAGTAGCAGTGTAATCTTGGCTATTAGTAAATGCTGCGTAACCTGCTGGAGTAGCTGCTCCGTACTCAGGTAATGTAATAGCTGCATCTGTCTTGAACTTCCATGAGTTACCTGTGTAAAGAGTTTCTAATACTTCAATGAAAGTATCTCCTGAAGCAGTACCTTCTATAGAAGTAACAGTGATTGGCTCACCATCGTCTAAGTCAACGTAGATTGAATCAATCGCATTATCTTTACCGTTAGGGAAGATAAATGTTCCAGAGAATGCTCTGTTTTGGTATAAATATCCATCACCTTCTGTATGAGTACCAGGCGCAAAGAAGTAGATTGAATTTACTTTAGGAACCAACTTAACCATCTCTAATGAAGCAAATAACACATTGATTTTCTTAGCTTCAGCAGTAGGCTCAAATCCACCAGTACTGCCATTAGCAGTAGCATCAAAGTTAAATGCGCTATAGAATCTTTCATCATCAATAACTTCTAATAAAGATACACCATCAATAGATGTAACTCTTGTTTCTAGACCAATACCGCCATCAGCGATTTGAGTCATCTCAATCTTTCTTTGGAAGTCTTTAGATTGCTCTAATAAATCCATGATCTCAGAATGAATGTAACCTAATAAAGAATTTCTTGCTTTGTAATGTCTTAATTTACCAGCTTTCATCATAGCCTTAAGTCTAGGATAAACGTTTGTAGTATCCCAAGAGCTTAATGGAGTTAATGAGTTAAGGCTGTTAGATATAGCAGTAGTCGCTACCTTAGAGAAGAACTCTGCATCTGTCTCAACATTAGCTTCTAATTCAATAAATTTCTGAGAAATGTTTTGGATTGAAGCAGTTTGGTTTGTTTCATCAACATCTACGATATCAACCAAGAACTCAACATCTCTGTCGTGGTATAATGTAAATGGTACATCTGTTTGAGTGATGTCTCCTCTGTTCCATCCACCATTTCTACTATGTGGCTTGTAACCTGTAGTAGTCATTTGAGTGA